ATGGCTTCCCACATCTTCTTAAATTTCATAACTCGTGGTTTGCCTAATTGAAAACACATTTCAACGATTACACCAAAAACAATATGATTATGTTCTATATCTCTTAATAATTCTCTAGCTGAATCTAATGCTATTTTAAAATCATTATCAAAAACTTCTTCAAGAACCTCTTTAGGATAAGCAACACCCTCAACAAAATTATCAGAGGGTAATACAAGATGCCCATAACCAATAGTAGCAAAGCCCAAGCTATCGGAATAGACAGTATCCCTAAACCCCTCATGTTGCTTAATTCGTTCCTTAATTTCTTCCATATTGTGTTCTTCCAATGTCTTGTGACATTAAGAGATTTTTTAATCATTCACTATGGTTTAGTTGGAAATATTATAGCATCTACATCACTAGCAGTATCATCATCAGCTACAGTACTCGGTAAATCTCTTAAATCTTGTCTATAAGTTTTCATAGAAGTTGAAATAGTATTACCTTTTTCTAATTCTTTTAATATTTCCCAATCAGATTGTTTTAATAGATTATCTCTTTTTTGTCTTAGATTTGCAATAGCTCTATCTTTAGCACCATTGTTCCAAGCAGTTTCTTCAGCTTGTCTTTGTGCGATTTCTTCTTGCGTTAGAGGGATTTGAACTCCGTCTACTAATTTATGTGGTGTTGTCATAATAATCTCCTTTTATATTAATTAACTCCGAAAAGCAATATCTCTCCAGCATCTATGTTTCCACTAGACATTTGAAATTTTATATTGGTTAAATCATTTGTGTCATTAAAATATCCAGAAACATAAGCATTTACTGAAAAAGGTGATCCAGAACTATTTACTTCTTGGGTATTTGCTATAAAATGTTTTACATAAGTAGTAGAACTTGGATTAAATAAATTTAAACTACCAGATAAAGAACTGTCATTTTCATTACCAACAAGATAAGGAGATAATTTTTGAAAAGCTGTTCCTTGTGCTTGATCTTCTGGAGATCGATATTCTAAAGCTGTATATAAATCTGCTTCATCATGGTAAGCATCAAAAACTGTTGTTGTCATAGTGGTGTTATAATTAGAACCACCATCTGTTGAACATTGAAAAGTAAAATATGTAAGACTTGTTGATGGGTGAATATTCACAAAGAAAAACTTGTACTCTTTATAATCCCCTAATGAAAACTCTATACTAGCACTAGCACTAGCAGTAGCAGTTGAGATATGAGTTAAGCTACCCAATGAACTTATAGAACCAAATTGAGTTACATCTTTTACTGCTCTGTCGTTTAGTTTAATTAAACTCATTAATCTCCTTTTATTCCATATAGTTTTATTGTGCCAGAATCTATGTTGCCTGAAATTGCACTAAATCTAACTCCTGTAATAGCAGAGGTAGTATTTCCATAACCACCAACATAAGCATTTATTGTAATATCAGCCGAATGAGAATAATTTGTATTTGAAATAAAATGCTTTACAAAAGTTGTAGAACTAGGATTAAATAAATGCATATATCCTGATGTAGATTGGTCATTGTCAGTACCTACATCTGCCGCTAATTGTTGTGTTCCAGTTCCTTGTGCTAAATCTCTTGAAGTTGTATATGCTAATGCAGTAGAAGAATCATTTTCAAAATGATTAGCATAAAAATATGTTGTTGTTTTTGGAACATTAAAATTTGTTCCATCTGTTGTAAAATTAACTCCCCATTCTCCATTATCTGTTGCTAAATGAATATTAATAAATTCAAAACGATATATTGGATAAGTACTATCTATTCCACTTGTAAAATCTATTGAAGAACTAGCACTAGCTGTTTGAGAAGATATTAAAGTCATCTTACCTTGTGCAAGTTGTCCAGCAGAAGTTAGATTAGATATTGAATTGTTGTTGTGCTTAACTAACATTATGAAACTCCATACATTTTGATTATGCCATCATCTATATTGCCACTATCCATTTTAAATCTTACTGCATTGATTGCTGATGTAGTGTTGCCATACCCAGCAATATACGCATTCCAAGTATAATCGCCAGTACCAGAACAATTTGTTTTTAATAAAAAATGTTTTACAAAAGTCGTAGATGATGGATTATATAAATATATTTCTCCAGAACTAGATTGGTCATTATCAGAACCTAAAGAATTAAATATAATTTGATCTGATGTACTTTGTGCTAAATCTTCCCCAGTTCTATATTCAAAATCATTTCCTGTATCATTTTCATAATGGTATGTTCTAAAATAAGTAGTAGTTTTAGTAACATTGTAGTTACTTCCACTATCTGTACTAAAATTAAATTGAAAATCAGCACCATCAGTTGCTGGATGGCAGTTTATAAACTTAAAACAATACACATCATAAGTGCTATCTATGCCTGTTGTAAATTCTATAGATGCACTTGCACTTGCTGTTTGGGTAGAGATAAGATTTAATGCACCACCAGATATGCCAGAGGGTAAGCTAGTGATAGCACTTAATGAATTATTTACTGCGAACTTTAAAGCCATAGGGTTATACTCCTATCAATGCTTTTACTTCTTCTTCAGTTAAACCTAAGTCTAAAAGTTTTTGTTTGCCAGATGCTTTTTTATTTATTGCGTCTTGCTTTTCTTGTTCTATTTCAGCTTCAACAGTTGGTATTTGTGCTTGAATATCAGATATTGATATTGGTGTAGTACCATTTTCCCAAACGATTGTGTTAATGTCATCTCCACTTACACTAACTTGTGCTGTTGGATTAATCTTTTGAATAGCTTTTATTATAATTTCATTTGTCATATTATGCACCTATCTCTATTGCAGTTAATGTAGATATACCAGCACCATCTCCACTTTGATTTATATAACCTGTAAAAGAACTAGCTTCTACTCTAAATCTTACATCATAAGTTACTGATGAAGTTGTTGATGGACTATTTATATGTGAAATACCAACTGTTCCATATATATACCCACCTGTATTTGCTGGTGTATAAACTCCTAATGCACCAAGACCATAACTGTTTGCTGAATTTAAGTCGCTACCATCTTTAAAAATAGTAACATAAGTTTTTTCACTACCACCAGCATTACTAAAAACAGGTGTATCAAGCATTAATAATATTTTTGAACTTGTTGATGATGGAGTTATAGCAACTGATAAAGTGTTTGATGCTGTTACATAAGATGTTGATGTTGTACTTCTAACTGTACTATCAGTAGCACTAACAACTTGTAAAACTTTTCCACCACCACCAGCTTCTGCAAAAGTATTATCTCCTCTTAAAAAGGTTGTAGCATCTTTAGTTCCTGTTGCTGTTAGTTTAGCAAGTGAAACTGTATTATCTGATGGAACTCCTACATCTAAAGTATTTCCAAGAACTATTATAAAATCAATTACATCTCCTGTAACTAGGTTACTAGCAAAAGTTATTGTTGAGCCTGAAACTGTAAATGAATCTGTTGGAGATTGTAAAATACCATTCAATGAAACTAAAAATTGATTCACATTTGCGTACTCTGTAAAATTAGCACCACCATTTTGCATTGTGTAACTAGCTTGACCATTAACTACACTTATTGCGTCTAGCTTAACGAAGTTTCCAATAACAGGTTGTTTTCCTATGTATGCCATTTATTCCTTAGGGTTATCTGTTTTAATTTGTAGTATTCTAGCTTTCCAACTATCAATACCATTATCGTAAATTTCTTCAAGTTGGCTTTCCCAACTTCCATATAAATTTTTTCTAGTAGCAATTACTTGTTGATTGTTTTCATAAGTTTGTGCTTGAGATTCTAAGGCATCTAATTGTGCTTGAGTAGGTTGTGCAATATCTAAATTCCATTCAGCTATATAAACACCTTGACCATCATCTTGCAACTTAACATCATTTAAAAAATCCACATCACTAACTCCATTAGCTTTGCAGTATTCTTTTATTTTTGTACTTAGTTGTGCCATAGTTTTAACTCCTTAATTTTAACTTGATATTTTAAATCCACTAAAACCATTCATAGTATTAGCTTGAAGATTTAAAGTATCTGAACCACTGTTTATTTGATATATGAAAACCTCATAATAATCTCCTACTGAAGCATTATCACAAACTGAAATAGAATATCCCATTGTATATTCATCATAAGCACCATCTTCTTCAACATTAACAAGTGTGCTACCATTTTTTCTTATACTTAAAATAAGTCTATTAAGGTCTTGTTGATCTTGAGCAATAGTGCCATGACAAGTAAAAAACCATTTTCCAGCATGACCACTAGGAATTGTATAACGATAGTTTGTAGAATTATCAAAAGCACTACCTGTATCATATACTTCTGTATTAAATTGAATTTTAGTGTGTGAAGCAGAACTTATGCTTTGTGTAGTATTTCTATAAACTCTAAAAGATGGAGCATTACTTTCTCCAGCACCAGTTACAGTTCCTGTGAAATCGTAGTTGTCACTTAAATCTAAATCAGATGCAGTAATTGTACCATCACTAATTTTTGCAGAAGTAATAATATTATCTGCTAAATCATTTGTACTTAGAGGTACTGCTGTTGGAACTTTACCTATATAAGCCATTTAAACTCCTTACGATACATCAGTTAATAATTGCAAATGAACATCACAATTACCAGAAGCATCATC